GCTCTGTCCAGTTGAAACCGAGTCTTCATTAAGACTCCGATTCCTTAACTTCCATCAATTTCGACAATTGGTTCGGTTCAAATTTATTAAATAAATCTGATCCGACACTCTCTTTGTCTAAATCATCTTCAGTAATCTCTGAATTTGATTCATCCTTCTGACTTAATCTCTTCTCGACCTCCTCTAGTAGTGGATAACCTTCGACAGAATTCAACTCAATGAGTTGACGTTCATATTCTAAGAAGCTCTGAAGAACTTCTGTTGAATAGTCGGGTGGTTCTACTTCCAGATCTTCTGGAGGATCGAATACCTTTGGCTTCAATTCTTTACCAATTGATTTAACAAACTCCTCAGTCGAGAAGCTCGTCGGATCAAAATTTAGGTTTAGATAATAAAGCCAGTCTGAAGATACCTGGAGGTCCATAACATCTACAATGTAGGTCACGGTCTTCTTGGTATTATCTCCAGATGGGAGATTAGTCATGGTTCTTATGAATTCTTCTCTGAATACCTTATAGCTAAAATCTTGTCCTCCTTGTAAGAACCGGAGGAAGAACATCTTGTCAATCTGACACTGAAGTTCACTTCTTACCCGTACATCTGTACAGGGGATTTGAAAAGCTTTAAGGTATGGCAGCGCAGGTAATGTTTCTAGTTTCTGTTGAAACATTAACTGCCGAAGAAATTGATTTCCATTGACGCGTCGGGCAACTCGAGTGAGATCTACAGGACTTAAAAAATCCTCGTGAAATTCTCTTGAAGTCACCGCATCATTAAAAATCATTTCTTCTGCCCTAGCATCGGACACACCCTTTTCCTCAATTGAGAAATAAGGAATTGAAATGCATCCTTTCTTGGGTTCGATTCGAGAGAGCAAATCGTGAAAATAACACAAGCGTGCTGTTTTTTCGGATTGCTCAGATCTCGGTCGTGGATCCCAAGAGAAACTCAAACCTCCGTGAGAAACTGGAACACCGATATTTCGGATTGTTCTTGATAGTTTTGCACGGTTGACGGATTTGAAAAGATC